GTTCATTTCAGTCGTGATTCTCATTTTTCCGTACTGCACGCGCTCTGCCGATTCGGTTGAATCCCAAAGTGCTCTTGCCGGCAGGTCGCAGTTTCCATCAAGTTGTATTGCGCGGCCGGCACTGATGCGGGCCGCAAACGCCGCCACAATCTGCTCGCGTATGCTGTCTGGCATCAGAAGCCCCTCAATACTGAATCGATTTGCTTGGATACCTGCTCTTCCTGGTACTGGCCTAATGGATCACGAACATCCTTGATGATGTTATTGAATACCTGGGACAGAGAGGGTCCGTGAAAGACTTTTATCGTTCCGCCTCGTGGGCCTGCATTCTTGCGCCTGGCCGCGATACCCCAGACGCCCGTTCGGTAATGCCAGATAAAACGGCTTACCTTTGGTTTCGTTGTCGCCTGTGATCGTTTTGGCGCCGTTCGTGGGGCTGACTTTCACTTTTATGCCGCGAGCCGGAACAGGTGGCGGCTTTATCCAGCTGACGTTTTCGCTTCTGATATTGGCTTGAGTTGAGAATCTGCTCAGTAAAAGCCCACGGCTTGGCGCAGAGACTTTGGCTTGCAGCTCTCTAAAGCTCGCCTTTCTGACCGATAGCCTTGACCGGACATAGGATGCCGATAATTTCACCTCGGAACGAATGGCCTTGCTGACCTCTGTTCGGCCCTTGGTTGCCGTAGCGTTAAGTGCTCGGCTTAGAATCTTTGGTGCTTCTGACTGCACGCCCTGAAGTATTAGGCGAACACCGTTAAGGCTTTGCGTGTCAATTCTAACTGTCGTCATTGCAACAGCACCCTCAGTATGTGGCCGTCATCGTTGTCGAGCTGGTCCACAACATAGGTATCTGCACCAACTTGTATGGTGTGCCCCCCTTTTTTGGGTCCGGCACTTCCTTTTTCAATAATTGGCCACGTTGCGAATAACGGGAACAGTCGTTTCATAGGCGCTGAACTGCTCCACGTTTCTTCAATAATGACGCGGGCCGAATAGCTATAAAGCTGACTGTCGGTGTATATACACGGATCGCCCATTACGTCGAAAAAATCCGGGGTCCGCATCTTCAAGAAAGTCATCGAAGTGGCTCATAAGCAGAAAAGGGGGCCGGAGCCCCCATCCTCATCAGGTTACGGCGTTGGCGCCAACGTTCAGCTTGACCATGACGAAGGTATCGCCATTGCCCGCAGCTTCAACAGCCACACAACCGCCTGTCAAATCGCCGGTTGCAGCGGTGGCCGCGTTGTCATCAAATTTACTGGCTGAAACGTCATAATTGACCGTCTCGCCCGCACCGATGACGGCAGCGGAAACCTTGGGCAGCGACCAAACGCCTTCGATAGAAACAGCGCCAACAGAGCCGCTGGCAATGTCAGTGATTGCAACGCCAACGAGGTTGCCGACAGCAACCACGTCACCCGAGGAAATATCAGTCCCAGCGGTGAAGTCGATAACCTCGCCCGCCTGAATGTAATTTGTAGCCATGATTCAGTTCTCCAGAAAATCAGAAAGCGGGCCGTAGCCCGCAGGGTTTGGTTAACCGTTTTTCGCCAGGGTGCGGTAATCCAGAGCGCTGACGCCTGCATCCATCCGAACCTTGAACTCAACGCCGTCCACTTTCCATCCGTCCTGCTCTTCCAGAACCGGCATAGAGTTGCCGTCCAGGTAAGCCACTTCGATGGTGTCGTGGATTCCGCCATCAGCAGCGCCGAACCACTTGGCGGCATCAAAGCTGTCGAGGCGGGAATCAGCAATCACGTCAAAGGTATTGCGAACACTGTTCGGGATGGTGTTGCTCTTCGCGGTTGCGCCAATATCAAACTGAGACTCGCGAGAACGTTGGCCTGGCCTTCAAGCGCCATAGGGACCAGCAGGTGCGCCAGTCGAATGTTCAGGTTGGCATTGCCATCCTTTTGAGTACCCATGGCCACACGCATTGCGTCAACGGCGCTGGTAGTGATGCCTGACGCTGACAGCAGGTTGTTGTGGCCGGCAGCAAACAGAGCCACACCATCGCTCATGTTCGGGTTACTGGTCAGGATGGCGTACACCAGATCGCCAACGGTGCGCAGGGCAGCGCGGCCCATGCGGTTAGGGATGCGGGTGAAGGCGTCCAGATCATCATTGATAATGGCCTGACGGGTGATGCTGAACAGCTTGCCGTAAGTGGCCAGCTGGATCTGCTCGGCCCGGTCGCCCATGGTCGCGTACTTGTACTCGGCGCCTTCCTGAACTTTATCTAAAGTCGGGAATGCGTTGAGGTCTACGCGGGATGCAATTTTGAAATCACCCAACTGACCAGAGCGTGTCCACTGCTGGAAGGTCTCGTTGCTTTCTTCGGCGCCGCGCAGCATGGCTTTTTCTGCCGTGTTGGCCAGCAGCTTGCTGAAATCGCCCGAGCTGTGAGTGAAGGCAGAGGCAACAATGTCCATTTTGCTCATGCCACCAGTGGAAACGCCGCGAGCATCAAGGCAGGATTCCGCCATGCCCAGCAGGGTTTTGCCGCGGTACTGGTTTTCGCCCAGGTCCGCAGACTTCTTGAAGCCGGCGCGCATAGCGACCACATCGGCCATGGCGTTGATCTTGGCCTGGTTGCCCTCGTCCCCGACGAACACAGAGCCTGAAGGCTTCTGATCCTTGCCAATTTCTGTTAGCAATTGAGCGCGGGCGCCCTCTACGCTGCACCCGATGTCAGAAATACACTTGTTGCGCAGCTCGATATGCTTTTCAAAGCCATCGAAGGCTGCGTTGATTTCAGAAACGCGCAGTGTTTGTTTTGCCTGAAATTCAGACGCAATGCGTGCTTCGATTTGCTTCTCGTCAACCGCAGTATCGGTTGCTTTTACAGTGTTCGGCATGGTGATTTCCTCGACATGCTTGGCTTCGATGATGTCAGCAACCGACTGACGGCTTGGGGTGAATCAGTTTTGGGGTGTGTTGAAACTTGTTACAAGATTGAAATTCGCGCTGGCTGCCATGGCGACTTCCGCCACCAGTTCGTCAGCGAAACCCTTATCCACGGCTTCGGCGCCGGTTAGCCAGGTTTCATCGTCCATCATCTGGCTGATTTCCTGGTCGGTCATCATTGATCGGCCATAGGCCAGCAAGAGCGTGGTTTTACTTTGTCCAGCAGATCCGCATCCTTGCGCAACGCATCGGCGTCACCCACGGACATTGACCAGGGGTTGTGGATCATCATCAGCGCGTTTTCGGGCATCACCACATGATCGGCTGCCATGACGATAACGGAAGCCATGGAGGCGGCCAGGCCGTCAACGTAGGCGGTAACTTTTGCCGGGTGCTGTTTGAGCATGTTGTAAATGGCATTGCCATCGAACACTGAGCCGCCAGGAGAGTTGACGCGCAAGCTTATCTCTCGCACTTCTCCAAGGTTTTTCAGGTCGGTGGCAAAGTCTTTGGCGGTGATGCCGAAGGAACCAATCTCGTCATAGAGCTGGATCTCCGCTGCCCCGCCGCCAAGGGCTTTAATGTCGTACCAGTTCTTTGGCATTACTGTTCCTCCGGGCGTAAAAAAGCCCGCGCATTGGCGGGCTCTGGTTCAATTGATATTTTTCGCTCTTCGAGTTTCTTCTCCCATTGCGCGATCTGATCCAGCACCTCGTCGGGGTTGTCGCCGCGGCTGCGGATAATCTTCTGCGGGCTGGTGATGCGCAGGCGAAGGTTTGCTTCATGGCCCTTGGCTTCTTTGGCGGGGTCAATCCACGGCATGGCCGGCGTTAGGTAATCCACATCCATGAGGGTGTCGCGGTCAACGCTTGCGGGAACTGTGACGGTGCCGCTCATCACCGCGATTCGGATAAACCGGCGAACGACCTTCGATACAAACCCGCTGATGAACTCTTCAGACAGTGCCGCGTAATTCACCCACTGCTCAACCAGTTCCTGGCGCTGCGCCGAATAGGTGCCGTCATAGTTCTTGCTGATGGTTGAGTAGCCGGAGCTTGAACCGCTGGCAATGGCCTTGAGCATGGAGTCGCGGAAGGGCTGCAGCAACTGACTTGGCCGGTTGCTTTGGATTGTCTCAACTTTTTCGCCGGGGGCCAGGTTGTCGAACATCATGCCGGGGCTTACCGGAAACTCTCGGTCGTCCTCTTCACCGTCCTGCGGCGCCATATAGGTGTCTGGCGAGCCTTTCTGAATATACATGGCCATCGCTGCACTGATCCGTGCTGCTACACGCTCGGATTCTTCGTAGTCTTTCAGATCGTTCAGGCGACTCATAACAGCTGCAAAGACAGACACGCCCCGGTTTTGCCGGAGTCGGTCGGCCATCTTGAGGTGGTCAACGTCCTCGGCAGGAACGCGCCGGTACTTCATCCGAAAGCCCAGTGCTTCGCCGGGGTGCTGGTCATAAATATAGATGAATCGAGGCTGGCCCCATTCGTTGCGCTCAATGCCTTGAATGGTTCCATTGCTGGCATCGTTTATATCGGCGATATGATCGGCTTCCAGTAACTCCAGCGAGAAAGGGACAATGGTGTTATGCCGAAGAAAAGGGACGCTGCCCAACAGGGACTTTGACAAAACCTCT